GGAGTGCTAGAACCTGAAAGATTATCAGAAGTACCAAAGTTTCTAATAGCCGATATAGTTGCACCTCCTAAAAAACTAGAATTACTGGTTGGAGATAAACTTCCTATTGTACTTGTAAAACCTCTTAAAACAGTTGTTGTTGTACTATATTGACCTACAGTTGTGGTAATACTAGAACCTACTGTTAGCGTCATATTAAATCCTGATGAAGCACCATAAAAATCGTCAAAATCCACAGTTGTTCCTTGAGTGCTGTTAATAGTTTTTCCAGAACCTGGAGTCAATCCTCTTATATCTGTATCGTTTAAAGAACAGGTAGTGCCAGTTGAACCACCAGCTTCGACATGGATAGCGTCTAAAGTTAATGCTCCGCTTGTAGGTAATGCCATTATTTATTCTCCAGTTCTTTAACCCTAGCTGATAAATCTTTCACAGCTTCGATTAATACAGCAGTAATTCTACTATAATCTACCGACTTAGTACCCATTTCATCATCGGCAGTTAATACTATTTCTGGTAATATTTTTTCTACTTCTTGAGCAATAACACCAACATTTTCTCTGCCGTTTCTAGTATAAGTTACACCTCTAAGTTGTTCTACTTTAGCCAAACCATCTTCTAAGGTTTCAATATTATCTTTTAATCTTGCATCTGAAAAAGCTGTGACGTTATTATTAAAAGTTGCAGCTCCAGCCTCTGACATATCAAGGGTAAGAGCATTTATACCTGAACCGCCATCATTCCCTCTAAATATTATGTCTTTGTCTTGAACAGAAGCTGTAATCAAAAAATCAGAAGATGATTCTGAAAAAGAACCATATTGAGTTGATGAAACTAAAAGTCTTATGTCTGAACCAGCAGTATCGATTCTAAGGTCGCCTGATGACTGTATATTTCCATCTGAACCATCACTAAATAAAGCCAAATCTGTACCTGCACCAAAGATAGCTTTACCATTGTCTCCGAATATAATGTTATTGTTGAAAGTTGCATTTCCTTCTTCTGACATATCAAAAGTAACAGCAGAAATAGTTGATGAACCATCAATACCTTGGATTACAAAATCTCCGTCAGCTACAATAGATTGAAAAAGAGCATTATTACCATCTTTTTTTATAGTTGCATATTGAGTTCCGCCATCAAGAAATCTAACTTCACCATTATCATCAGCATCTATTTGTAAATTTCCAGCAACATCTATTGATAAGTCTCCTGAACTTAAATCTATTTCAGTGCCATCTATAGTTATGTTGTCAGCAATCAGACCAGCATTAGCCGTTACTGTGCCATTGAAACTTGCATTACCAGCTTCGGACATATCAAGTGTTAACGCAGTGATTCCTGAACCACCATCATCGCCTTTAAAAATAATATCCTTGTCTTGTACTTTAGACTCAATAACAAAATCAGATGATGAATTTACGAAATCTCCGATAGCAGTACCATCATCTTTAAATGTTACGTTGCCTCCGTTTGCATCTAAAATAATATCGCCTTCAACATCAACAGTTAAATCTGCACCATCTGAAATAGTAGAACCATCGATTGTAATGTCATCAACTGTTAAGGCAGTTAGAGTTCCTAAGCTAGTTATATTGGTTTGTGCTGCATCTGATACTTTTAAATTAGCAAAGGCATCTACCATAGCACCACCAGCACCAGCACCATCAGAATAAATAGCTTTAACTTCACCATTAGGAATAGTTACAGTAGCACCTGAACCCTGTTTAATTATTATATTTTGTGAGCCAGAAGTTGCGTTTTCTATTACCCATAGTTTGGAAACAGTATTAGGACCAATAGTTATAGTACAAGCAGAATCTAATGTGCCTGTATATTTAAGAAATAATGACCTGCCTGGGTCAGTAGCGCCATCAGCGATAGTAGTAGTATGAGTATCTGCATTAGTAGTTATAGCTTCAGTACCATAACTGAATGCTTCTGCAATTAATTCTAAATTAGTATTTGTAGACGTTCCCCACGTTCCAGACTCATCACCAGTAGTGATTTCTTTAAGTCTTAAATCATTTACATATGTTGCCATATTTTTTCCTCATAAAATTTTATTAAGCTACTTCTTCCCAATCAGGGTTTTGTGAAGTAGATACTTCTGAATAACTTGGTGTTTGTGAAGTTGAAACTTCTGAATAATTTGGTGTTTGACTTTCGTCTACTAGACTCCAAACATTAACAAAAAAGTCTCCAAATGTACCGACATTACCTGTAGGTAAAACAACAGCCTTAGCAATTGTTGTTTCTTCGCCTAAACCAGTCGTACCTTCTAATCCAGTAGGCGATAAATTATTAATAGTTACTAAACTTATAGTTCCTAAAGCAGAAGTTGCACTTGTTCCTGTGGTTGTTAATACAGCTTGTGCAACTACAACTTCATCACCTAGATTAGAAGTAGAAGCTACTGCAGAAACTCCTGTGACTGCTGCTCCAGCAGTTATAGCATTACCTAGTGCAGAAGTTGCTTCTAAGCCTGTTTCTGCAATTAAAGCTGCAGCTGTAACTGTTTCATCACCTAGAGCAGAAGTACCTGCATTTCCTGTAATTGCTTGTGTAGCTTGTGCAACTACAGTTTCACTACCTAAAGCACTAGTTGCTGCTAAGCCTGTAACTTGTACAGTATTTGAAGTGGCTTGTGTTACTGTGCCTAAACTAGAAGTAGCACTAACTCCTGTGACTACAACTGGTACTGGTTGACCCCATGAGCCTTCATCCCAAGAGCCTCTACCCCAACCAGTTATATTAGACATTTAATTTAAGCTATTCTTATAATAGCGTTACTTGCATCGGCAGTAGGAAATTGAATAGTAAAATCTCCATTTGTAGAAGTTTTATCACCACCAAAAGCTAGTACACATACTGCTGGGTCGCCTGAAGCAGTATCATTAAATATTAATGCACCATTAGCAGTAATAGTAGCACTACTAAAAGTTAAATCAGCAAAATCAGTAAATGCTGTTGTGCTTGATGTTGTTGGGTCTACTCTAGTTAAACTAGAGCCTTTGGCTGTATAGTTAGTACCACTAGCTTCATTAGAAGTAGTGTATGCTGTTGTAGCAGCATCTAAAGACGCAGAACTAGTATATAAAGCTAGTTTGAAATCATTACCGCCTGAGTTTTTAAAATTATGCACACCCTCTAAAAGTTCTTTTTTGAAAGAGGTACACATTGCTTGTGAAATTGCCATTACAGCCTCCTTATGATGTCAGCCATTTTGCAATGACCTTGTTTTTCTAATAAACCTGCTACTGTGCTTCTGTCGCTGGCAATAGCTTGTTTCATATATAATAAAACTACTTTCTGAATATTTTCTTTAAAAGCTCTTGCTTGAGCTTGTACTAAAGGGTCAGCATTATCGCTGATTTGAACTAAGCGTTCCATTATTCTTTCTGTCCAATATTCAGGAGTTAAACCAGTATTTTTTGTAGTTTTAACACCAACTTCTCCTATTGTGCTTTTAATATCTACATCAAACATTTACTTTTCTTTGTCCGTCTCTAAAGGCATCTTTACGATTATAACCATCTGATTCTAATGTTAATTTACCTAGTGCTTCTTTAAATCTATTTTCGTAATTAGCCAAAATATCTGGCTCACCTTTCATAAAAGTATAAGCCTCTACAAGTGAACCATACAATAAAGCTTCTGTTGCATTTGTTCCTAACCAAGTTGTACCACTCGATGCTACTGTAATAGATTCTGGTTTATAAAAATAATGTAATTCTACAGTAAGTCCTGTGCTAGGAGTTGGTGCCACTATAAAAGTATCGTCATCAAATTGTGCATAAAACTTTGGTGTGCCTGTTGTACTAGCAGAAGGATAAGCTTGTCTAATAAAACTAACATCTTTATTCAATAAATATTCGTAATTATTACTGCCATCTAACACTGCAAGAGAAAAAGGATATAAATAGTCTGAAGGTGCAGATAAATAAGGATTACTTGCTGTTAAAGTTCCTGTTACATTTTTTCTAAAGTTTGGTAGCTCTAGAGATTTTATTATTCTATTCTCAGCTTGAACTATAAGAGTTGGCAAGTTGCTTACAAAAGTAGACTCAGTATTTTGAGTATAATCTTGTATAGCTGATTTTAATGTTGTAAATGTCCAACTCATGTTATTACTACCTTAATTTTTCCTAATTCTGCTTTTATATCTAAACCCATTGTACTTGAACCAAACTCAGTAACTCCACCTCCTACAGGATTAAAAGAAAAATACGTTGTTGATTCTTGCTCTCCAGTATCTACTCTTGGATTGTATAAATTTTGAGGGTCAACTATATTTAATTCACCTATTTTAAGTTGTGGATGGTCTTCATCTAAACAATCATGGCAGACTCTTAAACCATTTCTTTTACTATCAAATATCTCATACTTGAGTTCTGTTAATTTATAAGTAAAACCACATCGGTCACATTGACCTAAAGCTTTCTTACCTCTTGCATATGCCATTATCTATAAGTAGCTAGGTCAGGAACAAATTTTACAGCTGCTCTTTCTCTATCAGAGTTACTTACTTCATTCCAAAGTTCATCGTACCTTTGCTTTATCATAGGCACTCTTTGTTGTGTTTCTGGATATTTAGAAGCTAAATTGTATGCTAAAGCATAAGTTAAGCATGGCAAATATCTAGCAGGAACATCGGCATTGTTACTAGCCACTGAACCAGCATCTTCTATTTTTTGTATGTAGTCATAAACCAGAGTATATGTATCAGCATCATCTGGTGTTGACCATAAAGTTATTTGCAAAGTGCCTGTATTTTTATCAATAAAAAACTGTGTAGGTTTTGCTTGATTTAATTTGTTTGCTTGATGATTGTATTCTGTTCTAGATATTCTATTTAGTCTTTGGTCAAATTGTTTATTTACATCTCCAGAATCTGTTCTTATAAAAGCATCTACTACTTCTAATGCAGAACTATCTAAGCTATAGGTATTTGTACCTGCAGACAAACTGACTGTGCCTTGCTCTATTGTCCAAAGATTTAAACCTTTGTTTTGCCATTCTAAAAAAATTAAATTTAAAGCACGTTTAGCACCCATATAACTATAACCTGAACGTAATTCAACGCCAGCTAAGTCATAAGCCTCTTCCATAATATCGCTTAAATCTAAATTAAATGTATGCGTACCGCTTGTTGCCATAAATTATATTTTTTTTATTCTTGTTATTTTAATACCTGAAGGGGTTGTTTTGATATTTTTCTTTTTTGATGCAGGAGCTTTTGTAATTTGATTCTGCATCGTTGCTCTAGACATGACCATTTAACACTTCCATCTTCTGCGAGCTTGTCTAATTCTAGAATTTGGGTCATTTCTAGTTTTAGCTGAACTCTTTTTCAATTGACCCAAGGAACGAGCACAGAAAGACTTTCTGCGTTTTGCAGCTTTACTGCCTTTTTTTACTTTACCTGTAACTGCTGTTTGTAATTTAGACCCAGGATTTGCTCTTCGATATGCAGCAACTCCTTTCTTGGTCATCCCAGCACCAGATTTAGTAGGTCTGTAGTTAGCACTTTTACCTTTAGTAGTTCTAGGTATCGGTGTTTCTCGTTTCCTTTTGGTCACAAAAAATATTTAGTAAATACTATTCACTAGTTATTTATTTTTTTTCATAGCTGGACCACCGCCCATAGACTTGCCTTTGGTTCCTGGAGTCGCACCGCCACCAAACATTCTTTGAACGTAGTCTTTATACATTTCTACTTTAGGAGTTTTTCCTCCACCAGCCATATATTTAGTAGACTTACCGCCACCAGCCATATACTTAGTGGATTTACCACCGCCTGCCATGTATTTAGTTTTTTTTCCTGCCATTTTATTCACCTTTAGTTAGACGCAGCTTTTTTAGGTTTTGCCTTTTTTTTAGCTGCTGGTTTTTTTGTTTTTTTCTTTGGCGGTTTTTTCCCACCAACATAAGCTTCATTTATATCTGGAGTCGAAGGGTCGTCAGCTACAAGTTGTCCTTTAGCATTTCTTGCTCTTTCTCCGTTCATTTCTGCACACTTACGTTCAGCATCTTGTAGGTCAGGGTCTGGACCAAAAACTGGTCTCCAAATACCATCTTCTTCAATATGCAATACTTTGTATTGTGGCGGAAATTCACCTGTTTCAGATATTATGTAATCTTTAATTTTTGCCATAATTTTTCTCGTTATTAGTCAGAATAAACTTTTACCATCTCTAAAACAATAGAGTAGGTGTCACCTGAACTATGTCCTTTTGTAGTAAAAAGGATGTCACCATTTTTACCACTCCCTGCGTTATTTGGCATACCGCCAAAAGATTTAAAATCCATATGTCCATTACTACTTTCTGCTAGCTCCATAGCTAAAACATTAGTAGAAGCATTAAAAAATATTTGCACGGACATACCAACGATGGCATGACTTACTCGCATTATTCTAACTTCTGAACAAGCTTTACCTGCAGAGTTAGAACTTAAAGCAGAAACATCTACTTTAGCAACAGCGGATTCGCCAGTGCCATCACTGACATTTGTAAATTTCATAACGCAATTTCTTTCACCATCAATTATGGTTTGTGAAGTTACTGCATCAGCCATTTTTCACTCCTGATTATGCG